ATAGCGGTTGCATCTCTTGTAAAAGCAAATCATATTTTACAAGCCCTTGTATATGCCGAACTTGTAACTCTTAATAGTCTTAAGTTTCTTGTGTTTATTTTTCAATTAAGCGTTGATTCTACTCTGAATATTGCTAAAGGGGCTCTAGGTAATCAAGAAGCTCAGCTTACTGTTATTAATCATTCATTTGAAAAACTTGCATCTGTCAAAGCTCATTGCTTTCATCATTCACTTGTAATATCAATACATCATACTTTTAATGTACATATTGCTCAGGCACTTACATTTTTAACTTCAAAGAAACAAGGTAATTGAGGATTACTCATTGTAACCTCTGTTGTTGTTCATAAGAAATTATGCCTATAAACAAGTTTCTGATCTATAAAAAAGAAATAATCTCATGCTCATCTCCATTGAAACTGAATGTCATACAAACTTCAAAAACATAAACTAGCAAGAGTTCTTCATGTAATTGATTCAGCAAGTGCTGTTATATCTGTTTTAAATCTTTCTACTCATTCATTTATTACAACTGCATATAATACTCAATCAGTAATCTCAAAATAAACTCATGTATCTATATCTCCTCAATCAAAAACTCATAATCACCATCTTGCTGTCGCTCATATAGTTTCACAATCATCATAAAATATACTTGTTGAGAATAAGTGTCATCTGTTTGGCTGGTATCTAGGACTTCTAAAAGATATTAAATCAGTATCACTTCAATTTACAGCTGTTGTAGTTAATACCAAATTTCAGTTTGTACTTACTATTCTTGTACTACTTGATAAATCTAGCACTTCTGCTCAATCTTCTTTTCATTTCCGTATAAGCCCATGAACATTAAGTGTCCACATTCAATGAAATATAGAATAGTCATGCATTGCCTTTATTCTTCCCCAAGCATCATTTAAAAGATCTGATTCAACAATTCAACTTCATAAAACTATAGATCAATACTCATTTACTTTTATTCACTTTGGAGTCACATTATTGTATACTCATCACACAACTTGTTTATTAACTATATTTAACTCATCAGTAGACATTTGTTTATAGTTAAAAAATATTACATTAATAATAATTAAATTCAGAGAAAAGCAAATTAAAAAAGCCCCTGAAGGCTTTCTTAAAAATATCTATTATTATATAGACTGAATTCTGTAAGTAATTGTAACTTTAACATCACTGTCTCATGTTACTGGATCACCAGTAGCTACATTTGCTTCTATATTATCATTTACAGCACATGCAAGCTCTGCTTCAATACCTCATACACTTTGGGCTTTGTCTGCAGTTGTTGCAAGTAATGATGCAATATCTGCAGATACTTTAGTTGTAGCAGTACCATATCTAAACTCAAGAGTTGTATTAGTTGCATATGCAGCAGAATTGTAATCAATAGATGCTACAATTTTATCAACTACAAGATAGTATCAAGCTCATGGAGCTGCTACCAATTCTTTTGGAGTAGTATTAAGTGCTAATACTTCAGCAGTTGTAATAGTTACTTCTTTTTGAATAATAGTATTTGAAACATCAACTCTTTCAAAAGAGTCTTGATATGTATCAACTAAATTCTGACCTTGTTCTTCTGTTGCATATACAACATCTCAAGAAGCAATATCCGCCTTTCTAACTCACAAATCCACATCAACAATAGTGGAAGTTCACTTATTTCTAATAAACATAAAATATATTTATAAAATAAACTACTTGTTTACAGGTCTATTATATAACTATATATAAAAAATCAAATAAAATTAAGCAGTAGTAAGAAAAAACTTTTTCTTATTTTTAGGCTTCTTAAGCTTTTCAATACAAAGATACCTTACTCAATCTATAGAATGATTGAAAGCATCTATGGGTTTATTCAGTGCCTTTCAATTCTTATCTTCTGCCCACTTGTAGTGTTTGAACTCGCTAATAACATTAATACTTCTCTCTGTAATATTTATTACATATTGCTTCATTATATCAATACCAAATACTATACTATCAGGTCACTTCTCAGCAGGTTTTATATTATATCACTCTCTATGTATCTCATCAATACTTTTTGGCTCAGCACTATCTGCAATAATATCATCAGTCTTACTTATTCAAAGTAATTCATATTGTCATACAATACTTTTTTCTTTATCTTTCTTCTCTTTATAAGTATTTGTAAGTCCCCTCTTATACAAAACCTCATCAAGTATAAGTTCATTATTATATAAATATACTCCTGTAAGAGTTGTTGGATCATTTGTATATCAAAAGTCTTTTCAATATCATAAAAATTTTGCATCTTTTGGAACTTCTTTAATTATCTTATGTTCAAATACAAGTCATTGAATCTTTCAGTACTGTCACTTTCAATATATTTGCCGATACATTGGATCTGTATCTTTCAATCTTTCTATTTCTTTTATTTCTCACTCAGATAGATAAGGATTATCTTTATATGTACTTATAACTACTCTTACATCTCTTTCTTGTATCCTCCTCTTTTGTTCAAGTTCTGTATTTATCCATACTTCTTCATCATCAGGATTGAAATCAATAAATATTTTATATTTAGTTCTTATAAGTAACTGAAAGAACTCTTGTCTATAGTTAAGTTCATTTGCCTCATTACAATATAATATATCTCTCTTAGATCATCTTAGTTTTTGTTGATCATCAGCTCATATAAATTCTACTATTCTATTTCAATACTTATATGTTTTATCACTTTTATTTATTTCTATCAAACCTCTTACTCAATGTAAATCTATAATATCTTCAAAATCTCTAACAACTGTACCTTTTAAAGTAGATGCAAATTTTCTAACTACTGTAAGTGTTCATTTTTCAAACTTTTTTTTCTTATCTACCTTTCATGTTAGTAACCAAACAAAAAACAGAAGTAGTAAATTATATGTTTTACCACTTCTTGTTCATCATCTGTTTATATTTATCTTTTTAGTACTTGTATAATTATTCAAGTATACTGTCGTTGTTATTACTTCCATTTACTATAACTTTAAAGTTAAATATATCTTTATCTACTGCACCATCTTTTATAGCTTTGGATATAGCTGCTTCAGTTCTTGCGTGTATCTGATTAAAGTGTTTTATAGCTCATAATTTTACCTGTCTATCTTCATGCTGGTTCATAAGCATTAATAATTGTTTATCAGCATTTTCTTTAGTAAACCCTGCCTTATCTAATAAATCAGCTATATGCTGGCATATGTTAGCATCACTTAATAATCTTGAAGCACTAGATCTAGCATTGTCATACTCAGAGTCAGGGTATGCTAATAGATATGCCCTAGTACCATTTCAATATGTATCTTCACTAACATAATACTGACAAAAAAGCTTTTGTTGCTCTGTCAGTTCTTTTTTTTTAACTAATTTATTTTCTTCTTGTATTCACATAATATATATTATATTAATTATTAAAAGGAAAGTATAATATATAACTTTTGGGATAAATGAGGAAATCCTTTAATATTATATTCTATACCACCCCTTTCATATGGTTAAAATATTCAATTCATTTTAGCATATATGATTAATCCACATAGAGCTATTATCATAAATGATGTAAATATTAATAATTCTGATCAATCTCTGATAATCTATTTGGTTAATATATCCATTTCTCTTTGAGTCCTTATGAAATCCATATTATAGTTCATATCAAACCGCTTTTTGGTATTTACTAAATATAGTAATCCTTCAAGTACTCATAAGCATGTTGGCAATACTCAGAATGTTATTATTGATAATAATATATACAATAATCATTGTCACCATTTTCACAAGTAAAACTTATGCCCACCTATTATTCATAGTAATATAGCAAATAATGCTGCTATGTATTTATTTTTCATATTGTTTTATTAATAATTAAACTCCTCCTGCTCTGGTGTTGGTATATCATTTAAGTACGGTATCATAAACTCTACTGCTAATACAAATATAGTAAATAATCATACCACTATATATATTACGAATAATGCTGCTTTCTCGTATCTTTTCATAATTTTATTCTTTTACATTGTAAGTATCAACAAATACATTTTTCTCATTTAACGTTCACGCATTCCATTATTTTTTTAAATGATATAATATATCTAATGTAAACTTATACTTATCTATTTCTTTTCAATTTGTAGCCTTTACGAGAATTAATTCTTTCATTATATCAATCTGTTTATCTATAAGATTATATATTTCTTGTTCTTTATTCATATTTAATTATTTATTCATAAACTCTAATTCACTTGTTTTGAACTCCCATACATCTCATTCATTTTCTGCAAAATCACATATTACATGGTCTATCTCTCATTTAATATAATGTATACTTAGTACTTCATATTCAAATCATGTTTTTTTATCTCTAGCTTTCATTTTATATAATATCATGATTATTTTTATGTTCCCAATAATTCACTTGTTTTACTAAATCAGCAAATCTACTAAATAATTCTTGATTAGGTGCTTTACATAAATTAGCTAATTGTAAATCTATTTTATCATATACTTCTATTTTAGTATCTGTTTCATATATTCTAATTCATTTCATTATTTAAAAGGATTAATACTAAAATCTATTTAATGTTTATTTTATATTTTTCCATATATTTTACTAATCACTTATTCAATAAATTAGATATACTGAATTTAGCTTTAGCATCAGGCTTTCTAATTTTTTGTATTCAATAAATAAAATTTCATAGTACCTTATCAAAATTTCAACTTCAAGGATTAAGACTTTCAATATGAGTAATCACTACATCTAGTCATAATGTTTTTCTATTCAATTCATAATAATATTGAATAAATATATTTTTTTCTTCATATTGTAGAATTTCTTCTCAAGCTATCATTGGCATTATTCAAGGTAACTTATCTCATTTTTTATATATTTTATATTCTCACATATTATTTAAAAGGGTTAAATATATATTGATGCCATTTTTTATTACTATTTATTTTATCCAATAATTGTCTGTGTGCTTTTATAATATCTTTACTCATATCTAACACTTCTAATTCTTCTTTCATCTCTCATTGAAAATCTCTTTTTAAAACTCTTTCAGATACATCATTATAATGTCAAAATTTCCAATCATTATTAAGGTCTGTGTAATTATATTTCCGTTCTCAGTCTTTATATATTCTATAATTTCAATCTTTTGAATCATAAGATACAACTATATAGCTT